AAGGAGATGCGGTTGGCTCTGGCTGACGCTGTTATTTGCCCGACCTGCGCCTGCAGTGTTCGGTTAATCAAGACTCTTTCATTTCCGCCGCCACTTTATAGCAGCTCATATACCACTTGTCTCTAAAGTTCTGAGTTTCGCGCTTCTGGAACTCTTTGGTGGTATACCGTGGCGCTTCGTAAGCCTCGACCACCATGATCTCATGGATTGGGGTAGTTGCGCCCGCCATAACTGCCTGCATCGGTACGCCTACTTGGCGAGTATTCATCATTGCTTCGGCTAAGTCAGCAACTCCCTTGCACTGGTCTGCTGTGGCTGTGGTTGATAGGGCCATTAGAATGGCTAGGGTTAGGGCTGTTAGTGTTTTCATTTTGATTCTCCGTTGGTTTTTTTGCTATGTAAACTTGTTCCGGCTCATCAGTTGCTGGCTGCCATTCTGCCCACACCACATCACAGTCCGCATTCATCACTGACCCATCAATATCCGTCTCTCCTACCCCTGCCGTAAGCTCAAGAAGATGCCAGCAAATAACTTTTCTTCCATCTGACCTGGTAATCAGCATAGGGGTATCGTCAAAAAACTCCTTTAGCATTATAGCCGCGCCCTCTATCATTGCCAGCTTCTCAAGGGCTCCAGTTTCATTCCACTCCCAGTCCGCGAGGCTGGCATTTTTAGCAATAAGCCGAAGGTCATCGTCTTTAATGAAGTTTAGTATTTCTTTGTCATTCATTTCGCTTTCCTTTTGATTGTATAAAGCTTGCCGTTAATAACGTACCCAGAGTTCATAACCCTGTGCAATGTAGATGGGTCGACGCCTAGCGCTGACGCCGCCCATGTTACGTTGCGCTCGTGCTGGGTGGCTATGTATTCCCAGACTGGGGTGGCTTGGGTCATTCGGCCCGCATTCCATCTGTAACCATTGCGCAGCTAGTAACCGCAATCGCTAGCGCGTCGCTACCGGTTAACGGCGCTCCGTCATTGTCTAGGACTTTCATCTCAGGCCCGCTTTCACAAATCCCGAACAGTTCGCCAGCGTATTCTTCAAAATCAACGCCCGTACCGTAATCGGTGCCTGAAATTTCAAACCAGTAGGTGGTTGATTCATTGTTCCAGTCTTGATCTTTTGAGTTAAATGCTGCAGTTGCCATTTTCGTATTCCTTTCGTGTGGTTGGTGTCTCTCTATGACTCAACAATAACACACCCTCGCAGCATTGCAACACCCGCAAGCAAAAAAATCCCCGCTAATTGCAGGGCTATAAAATGGCTAGGTTTTGAGAAATACTCGCCAGGCCACAGTCGTACCCGCTGCCGGTATAGGCTCCACCATAATCACTTGCAGCTCGCGCCCGTCGATACTGAAACGGTCTGACTGCACTGGGTCGAAGCCGAACACTGAACACGTCATCTGCAAGTCTTGCGCAGAAATGAAGCCATCCTGAATGTACTTGGAAGATGCGCCCTTAACTGAGGCGTCAACCGGCGTCGATACCGGCACGCCTGGCGTCGGGTCGTATGACGGGCCTGTGGAGGCTCCGTCGCGTATGTGCCTTATAGTGCCTTGGGCGTACTTGTCCAGCAGCTTGGTGGCCGTAGCTTGCAAACGGTTGTAGAAGCTCATACACGAACCACACGGAACGAGCTGCCACCATGCCCGCCTGGGCGCAGAATCTTGTACAGGGCCGCGCTGATCGTTCTGACAATAGTCTCCGATGCGGCGCTGTCCATGTATTCAGCTTCGATTACATCAACCTTCTCGCGCTTGGTGGCACGCTCTACGATGCGCAAAGGATCAAGTGCCGCATCAATCGCAAGCGCCGCAGTATAGACGCCGTTCTTTAGCTCTTTGGGTATTGTCTCGCGCTCAATGTAATAGCGGTCGATGTAGACTTCGTCGCGTGGCCATTGCAGCGGTTGCGCCTCGGTGTGCTTATCACCAATGAACGAACGGCTCTCGATATAGTCCATCGCTTTGATGATTAGCACGTCGAGGGCAGTCGTTAGCGTCACGCCTCTGCTTGCCGCGTAATCCAGCAGCCCGGCCTCTGATACGTAACTGTTAGCCCCAGCAACCACCGTCCCATTTTCAACAATTATCGTCGCCATGTTAACTCCAGCCGTGCTGTTTCATATGCTCAACTTCGTTCGGATGCACGTCAGCGCTAACGCCGTCACGAGTCATTTTCCGTAAGGTGGCTTTTTCTTGCTCTTGCTTTTTTTCGGCATTAGGTTTGCGCCCCCGTTTTGGCTTGTGTTCAATGTCCATAGTAACACTCCGATATAAAAAAGGGGCAGCACTTGCCACCCCTTTAGTTTACGCCGCTTTAGGATTAGCCTTGAACGGAAGCAATGAACTTGGGAAGCCATGCTTTCTGGCCCCAAACAGCCGCCACTTCAAACATTGCCTTGCGATAGCCTTTGTATGAGCGAATGGCGAACACAAGACCGGAATTAGGGTCTTGTACCATCATCTCATCGTCGGCAGTGTCGCCGCCGGCAGGCATTGCAGGAGCCCGCATTACCAGTTCAATGGCGTTGCGGTGAAACACGATGTTACCGGTGTAGTTGCCGCCAACGGTAATCGCAGCATTGTCAGCGGGTGCTACGCGCAAGCCTGGGCCTGCAATCGTAAATGAACCACCTGCCAGCGCTTTAACAACCACGTAGCTGTTCACCGAGTCACCAGCAAAGGTCACTACATCACCCGCAACAATGGTGCCGCTGCCGGTATCTGTCGGAATCACAGTGCTGCCAACCGCAAGCGCCGCGCTGTTAACCAAATACCCGGTGCCGGTGCCTTTGGTGTGGCTTTGAACGCCTGCGGATTCTTTCAGCATAATGCCTTGAAGATCCAGCAATGCGCCCTGTCGCAGCAAATCACCACCACCTGACTCGTTTACTTTCTGCAGCTGAGCAAGATTGCGCAGCTTGGTACCGGCCAAGGTGTTAAGCACCATTGTGATTTGGTTGTCGGTAGGAGCGCCGTTATCTACCAGGATCTGACGGGCTTCGGCTACCAAGTCGAAGTTGGTCCCGAAAGGCGTAGTACCGGCAGTGCCTACAGCACGCGAGGCGTTCTGATAGCCTTCGGTCAGTACGTCAGCCTCAATCTCGTTAGCAATGACGCGCATGGCCTGGCGGATCTGATCGCCGTAAATGCTTTCAAATCCGCTGCCGTTGTTTACGTGCCGGATGTCTTCGCCAGTCCAAGGGATCTGAACTGCCCGATCATTGGTGATGGTCAGCGTCTTGTTGTCGACGGTCTGATCAGTGCCTTCGGGAATGGTCATCGAAGGCGTAGGTGTGATCGCGGTTGCTTGCTGAGTGAAGAACGAACGAATGGGGTCGCCAATCGCCGCACGCTCACTAGAAGCGTTGCGCAATACGCTGGATGATGCGCCGGTCAGTTCTCGGCCTACAATGTCAGCAGCGCGATAGATGTCGCCTGCAAGGTCTGTCAGTACGTTAGCCATGTTGGGTGCCTATTAGGTTGGTTAGTCCGCGACAACTTTGCCGCCGCCTTTGATAAAATTTGATCGCTCATTCTGACCCATTGAGTCAAATTGCGAACGCTTCGCCGTCTTATCGCTTGCAGCACCGCCGCGCGCGCCTGTGGCCCCGCCACCGCTTGAACCGTTGCCGTCCACCAAGAACGGATATTCTTTAGTAAGGTGTTCTTTTAATACGTCGGCAGTAACTTCAATGCCGCCGATTTCATAAGAAACTGTTTCGCCGTCGTGCTTTGCGTATCGTGCCGCGTAATCTGTTAGCACTTCCGCACGCTTGGTATCTGTCTTTGCAAGGTCGCTACCAATTCGCCCGGCCTTTTCCTTGATGTCACGCTGCTGTAGCTTTTCGTCTTTAGCCTTGTTATTGGTGCGCTCTGCAAGCAAATCAGCTTGCGTGCGCTCGTACAGCTCTTTGAACTCGCCATTCTCTTTCTGCCTGTCGTCATTAGCCAGACGGATAGACTCTTCAAGCTCGCGGGCTTTCTGGCTGGCGGACTTCTTCTCGCCTAGCAACTCGTCAACCTTTTTCTTTAGGCCGCCGGTTTGCTCTTCAATCATCGCCTGCACTTCGTCTTGCGTGTAGGTCTTTGCCTCTTGCTCTTGCTCTTTGCCTTGCTCTTCGTCACTCATATTTAGCCCCAAGCTAAAAGTTATAACAGGCCACAAGCCTGTCGCCTACAGTTTAACACATTATTCGTCAAGTGTATTATTTACGATTGTGTCCGCTGCGTCGATATCTATCTCTTCGTCAGTACGTGCCGGGTCTAGTCTGCCTGCCTGGCGCAAGTTACGCCGCACGTCTTGCTTAGCTACCAGTCCACGATCATAGAGCGCAATGTCTGCCATGACCTGCTGAGGGTCGATGCCGTCCTCGAAGAAGTCCGTGTTAAGCCTGAATTCAACCTGCTCCGGATCCGCGCCTTGATAGATCGCCATGTCTTCAAGCGCTGCCTCCATCGCTTCGCTGACGTTGCCCACAAGCATGTCCAGCACGCTTAACTCTGATGCTGCATTAATACGTGCCGTCTCTGCTGTCTCTGCCTGTCCGCCCTTGCTAACGAGCTTTGCGCCGATAGACGCCATCTCCTCGCGCAAGTCCTGCAGCGCAACACGAAGGCTTGAGGACTCTGGAGCAGTGGCTGTTGTGAACTTGCCATTTGGCCCAAGGAAGTGGCCAGCCCTTGCGCCCACAATAACGCCGGATGGATTGGCCTCTGCAAACGCTGCAGGTGAAAGATTAGAGCTGATACCGAGGGTTAGCTGACCATGCATGAAGAGGTTCTCTCTGTGGTCCGCTGTGGTCTGGTAATGGGCAATGTTCAGCTCTGCCAGCGGGTACAGCGGGGGCATGTCAGGTGCCGGCAGGTTGTTCATAGCGCCGATAATGTGGAAAGGGATACGGTCCCATGTTTCCGTGCCACGCAGCGGCGCATACTGCTCTGTTACTGGGTTCTCTTCGTCGTCATAAACTTGCACAGTAAACACGCCATCACGCAAGCGTAGCACTCTAAATTGATGTGTCACCCGCTCGTTAAATTCATCCTGCTCAACAGATATCGGCTCTTTCAGCACCACCAGTGACAGAACAGACTTGCCGAGGATCGTCTTAACCTTCAGCTTTATGATGGATTCGGCGGGGTACAGGCACATGTAAGGGCGCAAGTCTAATACCCGCACTTGCTCTATTGTCAGGTTCTCCGGCGCTTCTGGGTAGTCTGCCAGGATACCATAGCGGCCTGTTTCCATTACGTCAGAGCAAATCTCTTTGCCAACCTGAGCAAGCGACTGGCCCGCGCCGTCTGCGTTCTCCATGACATACTCAAGCAAGGCAGGGACGTCAGTTTCTGGATCATGCCTGAATATTGCACCCAATAACGCTTCCTGAGTGCGCCCGGTGATGTTCATGTAGTAAGCGCCCTTCTTGTACTGCTCCTGGCGCTCTTTGTCTTCTGGGTTAAACCTCCTCAGAAAGTTGCCATCATAAACTGCCGGGCCACCCTTGCTCGCGGCTCGCGTCTTGGCCCAGATGTCCAGCATCTGAGTGTAGGCTGTGTCAGGCGTGGACAAAGGCATGTCAAGATTCCTAAATGGTTTTCGCGATTATATCACATTGCGAATTTAATGGTGCCGGTTGCTATTTTCCCGCTGTCCGCAAGGTGAGGGCAAGCGCCCATGACAAATGCGTCTGCCAGGTTGGGCGAACTTATGCCGCGCTTTGACAGCTGATCTTTTGTCTCCAGCATATCAAGCCCCCGCTTACTGTAACTTTTACGCGGTGTGGCAAGCTCTGCCATGAGCCTGTGCAAGTGCGGCAGGTCTCCTCTAAGCGATATTAGATCACTTGGCTGATAGGTCATGCCCTTCATAACCGCGTTGTACGTGTTCCTGAGCCTATCGGCCACGTCCTGCCATGCCTGGGCTTTTAGGTTTTCAAACTTCTCTGCGTTCTTTATGCCCGGCGCGTATTCGTAATTCTGGTTTATGACAGCACCGCCAGCGTTGAATTTGCAGTATCCGGCCTTCACGCCCATGTCTTTTAGGGTCGAGCCGACGTGAGCGCCCACGCCAATGGAGTCGTAAATCAACCGCCCGCCCGCTACCTTAGCCCATGCCCGCTTGGTGGACTGGTTAAGCTCATCTTCTGGCGCTTTCCATTCGTCTATGTCTACGCACACGGCACCGTTAAAGCCTGCCGTTGCGTTCTTGTCTTCCCCGCTGTCCGCTACATCATAACCAACCGAGCGTGCGCCGTACAGGTCTAGCTCTAGCTTTATGTCGGCATCCACTGCGGCCTCAAGCCATGATCGCTTTATGATTGCCGATTCGTCATCAGTTAACGGGACACCCATGTAAACATGCTGGTATTCGTCTTCGTCTTCTGCCCGCTTCGCCGCGATTACTTTTTTCGCGGTATCGGAAAGAAATTCGTTTTTATCGTGGTTAATTAAACGTGTGCGGGTGCTTGGAGGCGGATTTACAATAAATCGCTGATAGATAAAATCAGTTACTAGCTTAGGATTAAAAGAAACCCAGACTTCTGATCCTTCTTTTCGTATCGTAGGCTCCAGTATTTCCCACTGTTCTTTTGTGAGGTTGTGGGCCTCTTCGATCCACAGTATGTCTGCGCCTTCGAAAGACTTAATCTCGTCGGTGTTGCGCTCAATGCCGAAAAAAGCAAAGTCACTGCCGTTGGCGTGGCGTATTTCGTTTATCAGGGAAGTATAACCTGGGGTGCGGAAATTGTTTATTTGTGCATTGATCAAGGTATAGACAGAATCCTTTATCTTGCTCTGGAATCTTCGCACGCACAAAAACCGGGTTTTATATTGTGCCCCGATGGACTGAGCCATGCCCGCAAATTCCCACGACTTGCTGGACATTCGCCCACCGTACAGCACACGGTTACGCACCTTGATAAAGTTTTCAGGGCAGGGATCGCCGTCAAACCAAAAATCTTGCAGGGTTGGGTTTAGGGACGCCATGCTATGCGTCAGGGTCTGGCTTGCCGTACATGGCCGCGAAGGTAGGCGTCATACTGCCGTCTTCTGACATGTGGTTAAGG